TGGCACAGGCTAGTGCGTCCTCGTGGAAAGACGAGTGGTTCACAGTAGTCCTGAGTGCGCCTGTAATAGCAATTATGTGGGGCGTAGGTATGAACGATCTTGATATCATTGGTCGCGTAGGTATGGCCTTTGCAGAGCTAGACAGGTTACCTGAGTGGTATCAATATCTTTTGTACGTTGCAGTTACAGCCAGCTTTGGCATACGTGGTGCTGACAAGCTGATGCAGCTTAAGAACGGTAAATAAGCTATGGCTAAACGTGAGTTAGAAAAACCCGGAAAAATGACTGGTCAATCTTGGCTGGATATGATAGGGGGTGGCGGCAATACTGGTATTCAAATAGTTGGTACTGATCCGTCGTTTTCTGGCGGCGGAGAATCTATTGGCCCTATGAGTCTTATTGGTAGCACAGAGTCAATAGAATGTGGCGCTGGTACTATACCTGTTTACGTTGAAGGTCAGGGCTTCCGTGGTTGTTATTCACCTGACGAATCTTGGATAATTCCTTTTTTAAATAAGACAGGCAAGTTTGCTACACTTCCTGCAGATGACCCTGCAATTAGTAATTTGATTGATCCAGAAGAAGGTAAAAAGCTCCAAGAATTAATAGAGAAGTACGGCGAAGACGTTGTACGAGATATGCAGAACAAGTACGATGAGCTTGTAGATTTCATCGGAAACGTTCCAGAAGATCCACTTGGTTCTCTACAAAAGATGATTGAAGTCTTTGTAGAAGGAGCTACTGGTGTTCCTCCTGAGTGTACTGCTTCAGGTGGCCCCGCTGGAACAGCACTGCCTGAGTGGATACGTAATTGTGTTACTGTTGGTGTACTTGTAGATATAGGTATTCCCGGTCTTCCCGGTGGACTAGGCTCTGTATTTAAAGGCGTTACTGTAGGAGAACTTGAAGAAGGCCTAAAAAACATAGGTAAAAAGTTTGAAGATATAATTAACGGTACGCCTACTTGTGGTGAAGAAGGTGACCAAGAATGTACTCCTGAACAAATATTAGAGGATTTAGGAGATTGGGTTGTTAACTCTGTTAAAGACATCTTTGGTAACGAAGAAGACGAAATAACCATTGAAAGTATTTTAGGCAAACTAGGTGGAATCTTCGGTGGCGTCTTAGGTGGCATCATCTATGGTGAGTTTAAAGACTTAATCAACGGAGAAATTGAAGACGTTATAGGCGTACCTGTTATACCGATTGCTGAAGGATGTACGGGTAGTGAAGAAGGTTTAGTAGACTATAACGACGGAAATGGTTGTGTTGAGCCGTGCCCTTCTGATCCTAGATTTCCGAAAACTAGTGAATATTGTAAAGAAGAACAAATAACAGAACCCTTTGATGAAACACAGTGTACAGAGCAAGGATACTTTGAGCAAAATAAAGCTGCTTGCGAAGCCGCTGGATACGTAGATTGTGAGGGTGCTGTTGGGCCAGACGGAGAAGAGTTAACAGGCGGTATAATTAAAGGAAGCCTCTTAGATTGCGGTGTAATACAAGATCCACAGTGTTCAGACGTTGGTAAGTATAACCCTGAAACTGGAAACTGTGATTGTCCAGAAGGCTATGAGTTTGAAGTAGAAACCGGGGGCACTTGTGGAGCCAAAGATACTGGCGATGTTACACCAGAAGAAATAGACTGTACTCGGCCACGGCCCGGATACACTCCTAGTTTTAATCCTGCGGATAACGCAGCCCATTTTGCGTGGCAAGAAAAGTGTGGTGAAACACACTGTCCATCGGGTACGCTAAAATCAGAAGATCCTTACTGTGGTGAAGAGCCTCCAGAACAGCCCGAAAAAGAATGTACAGACCCTAACAGACAAAAGAATACGGATGGTAGCTGTGGGGAGTGTAATCAAGGTTTCAAGTTAAACGAAGAAGGTCTTTGTCAAAAAGAAGAAGTAGTAGAGGAACCAGAGCCAACAGAAACTCCGTATGAACCTGATTGTTCACAACCTAGACCCTTTGGACTTATTACGTTTGACTTAATAGACCAACAACGTGCGTGGGATAAAAAGTGCGGAGGACAAACTGGGCCTTCTCCTTGTGACCAACAAGACAGGGTAACTAACGAAGACGGTTCCTGTGGCCCCTGTAAGCCCGGATTTGTAGAAGACCCTCAAGGGTTTGACCAGTGCATACGAGCGCCTCAAGAGTGTAACGACTGTAGCTGTGCGGAGTACGCTGCGGCTAATCCTCAAGAGTGTGGTGAAACTCCCACAGAAACCGGAGGAGGAGCTAGTGTCGGTGGCGGTGCTGGAGGAGCCTTTAGTCCGTTCTTGGCTGGCATTACTTACACACCGCAGCCTGTGCCTGAGGTAATTCAACAGCCATCAGGAATGTTTACAGGGGCACAGCCTACGAGGAATACTCAGTTAGTTGGGGATAGTATTATTCAAAACATATTTAAAGAGTACTTTGTATGACATATTTAAACTTAGTAAACAACGTACTGAGACGCCTACGTGAAGACGAAGTATCCAGCGTTACTGACAACACCTACAGCAAGATGGTGGGTGACTTTGTTAACGACGCTAAGAAGATAGTAGAGGACGCTTGGGATTGGTCTGGACTTAGAACTACTCTGACGGTAACTACGTCTTCTGGTATTTTTAACTACGTACTCACTGGATCACAAAACAAGATCAAGGTACTAGACGTAATCAACGATACCTCAAACATCTTTATGCAGTACCAGACTCAACACTGGTTTAACGATAAGTACTTGAACCAATCACCGCCTAGTGGCGCACCTGAGTACTACACGTACAACGGTGTTGACTCTAGTGGCGACACTCAGGTAGACATTTATCCTAAGCCTGACGGTGTGTACAGCTTGAGATTTAACTGTACGCTGAGAAACCCTGAGCTAAGCTCTGACACGGATGAACTGCTTATACCTAGTCAACCTGTGATACACGCGGCAGTGGCTCTGTTAGCTCGTGAGCGTGGCGAGACAGGCGGTACATCAGCACCTGAGTACTTTGGTATTGCTGATAAGTTTTTGTCTGACGCTATTGCTATGGACGCACAGAAGCACCCTGAAGAAACCATCTGGTACACTCCGTAGGAGCCTGACGTATGGCACAGCCACTACAAAGCATCAACCTAGTTGCTCCTGCGTTCAAGGGTGTCAACACAGAAGACTCGCCGTTAGCTCAAGATCCGTCTTACGCTGACGTTGCAGATAACGCTGTGATTGACAAGCGTGGACGTATTGCTGCACGTAAGGGTATCGACGTTGTTACTACTGACAAGACTGAACTAGGTACTGACTACGTACACAAGATCCACTACTTCTACGATGACGCAGGTAACGAAGTAGTGTTTACTGCGGGTAACAACAAGATAATGACAGGGACAACTACCCTGACTGATGTTACTCCCGGCTCGTACACTATTACTGCTAACAACTGGAAGATTGTAAACTTTAACGATAAGGCTTACTTCTTTCAGCGTGGGTACGACCCTTTGGTGTACGACAACGCCACAGGTCTTCGTACGTTTACTGTAGCTAACGGTACAGCTACTGCGGCTACTCTGAAGTGTCACGAGGCTCTGGCAGCTTACGGTAGACTGTGGATCGTAGACAACGCAACAGACACACAAACTATTTACTGGTCTGACCTGTTGATAGGCACAGACTTTACTGGTGGTTCCAGTGGTTCTATAGATGTATCTAAGGCTTGGCCTGATGGGTACGATGAAGTACGGGCGTTGGCAGCACACAACAACACCCTGATTATCTTTGGTAAGCACAGCATACTTGTGTACGGAGGAGCGTCTAGTCCAGCTAGTATGGCTCTGGTTGACACAGTAGCTGGTGTTGGGTGCATCTGTAGAAACTCTGTTCAACACATTGGCACAGACGTTTTGTTTATGTCTCCTTCTGGACTCAGGAGCTTAGGCCGTACTATCCAAGAGAAGTCGCTGCCTCTGTCTGACCTGAGTTTAAACGTGAAGACTGAGATCATTAGTTTGATTAACAACAGGACGTTACCTACAGCGTCTGTGTACAGCCCTGAGAACTCCTTTTACATCATTGTGTTCCCAGATCAACTTACTGCGTACTGCTTTGACTTAAAGGGTAAACTTGAGAACGGAGCGTACAGAGTTACACGGTGGACTTCTATTCCACACAAGTCGTTTGAAGTTAAAACTGACGGTACAGTGTACATAGGAACAGTTGACGGAATAGGGACGTACTCAGGTTACGTAGATAACACAACGGCGTACCGCTTTAGGTACTACAGTCCGGGGTTGACGTTTGGTGATCCTGCTAAAACAAAGTTGCTAAAGAAACTAAGACCTACTTTGGTTGGTGCTACAGGCGCAACAGTGTTTATGAAGTGGTCTTACGATCTAGCTACGGACTTTAAAACCTACGAGTTTACTGTAGGAAACCAAGTACCTGCGTACTACGGTGTTGACGAGTTTGCTATCGGTGAGTTTACTGGTGGTGAACTTACGACTAGAAACTCTGTTCAAGCAACAGGTAACGGAAGTATTA